TCCATATCGGCCTTTTCCAAATTTTCCCGTACTCGCTCCATAATTGGCCTGGGACACTCTATCTGTTCCAAAGAAAAAAGGATAGAGCGCGTGTGATAGCCATGTACGGCGAAGTAAAACCGCACATGCCAATCATAGTTCTCTATCCTCAGATCCCGCAGCTTCATGTCGTTGAATACACTTTTTGAATCCTCACATACGGTCTTTCGAGCCGCGTTCTGGATTTGATTCTGTTACAGGACATCTTCCCACGGAACATTTGTTCCCGACCCTATCAGATCGGCGAAATATCGTGTGAAGGGCAGCCCGGGATAGGCGTCTTCATCGTCGATGAAATCCTTGACGAACAGGGCCAGGTGTTGTTCATCGGCAATGGATGATCCCCAGTAATCGGCCCGGGCCATATTCGCGACATATACACAGTCGTAGCCGTTGTCGTGCTTGAGCTCGATACCGTTCGTCTTGAGCAATTTGTCGATCTGCTCTTTGGTGATGGGTTCTATTTTCTTCCCGTCGCGGTCCTTCATGCGGCTGACGGCAAATTCACACATTTTCTTCGAAAAGGACCATCCGTTTTTTTCGAGGTATGCGCGAATATCTGCCGGCATGGAGTCCCTTGCGTCCAATCTTTCTCTGTCCATAGGTTTCGCTGTTAAAGAGAGGGGATTTCTCCCCTCTCCGGATTCGTTTTACCGGCGGAATCTGGAGTAGGGTCCGGTTCCCCGGACACCTCTTCGTTCGCCATATCCGTCGCTGCCGTATTCTCCGCCACGCTCACCGTAGCCGTCGGGCATGTAGCCTCCCGTGTGACGCTCCCCGTAGCCGTCGCGCATTTCGCGTTTGGCATCCTCGTAGCCACACTCGTAGGCTTCGCGCATCTTGCGTTCGATTTCTTCACGCTCGCCGTACCCGTCACCGCGGTACCGGCCTTCGATTTCCCATATTCTCATGATTTGCTTGTTTTAGCAGACATTTGCGATTTAAGAAAGGCGTCCAGCGATGACTTCATGGAGGCGAACTCCGTTTGCATCTGACGAAGTTGTCCCACCTCTGCCCGCAGCTCCTGGAGCTCCTTGTCGCGTTGCGCCTGACCCGCGTACGCGGGATTCACTTCGCGCATGATCTGATCGAAAACTTCCAGATTGGCCTTGTGTTTTTCGTAGGAATCCACAACGGACTGGCTCTGCTGCTTTGCCGCATTGATGGCGTCTATGAGCCGTTCGCGGGATGTCGTGACCGTGAGTCCGTCCTTTGTCACCATATCGGCATTTACCGGGACGACCCATTTCTGGTCCCCTACCGGGAAGCTGACGGAAGGCTGCGCCGGGGGAAAGTTCCCGGGAGCGGGGAAATAGGGCTGTGGCGCCTCTTCAAGCGTCGCCATGTAGTATTTGGGAGTTCCGCGCATATCGAGTACATATACCGGAGCGCCTTTGGTTAAATTCGCAAACATCTTCGGTTAATTGTTTTTTGAAAGCTCCGGAGGGGCGGTTTCCCCTCCTGAAGCCTTCGGTTTATTATTGGTTAAACGGCCCCTGTCATCAGTTGCAGGGTGTCGGTCTGTTTGTCGTAGAAGAGCTGGAATACACCCGTCCCCGGAATATCGGACACGGTGACATTGGCTCCGTTGTACGTGGTCACATTCTTGGTCACGCCGTTGGTTTCGAACAACACGGGAAGCGTGCCTGTCGTGCCTGCGGGTATTGCCTGCGACAGCTCGACCAGGACTATCCCCCTGTACCAGGAATTGGCAAAGGCGTGGTTTTGGAATGAGAACACGACATCGGCGGCATTGACCGTCACACCCGTAGTTTTGATGACCGGGATACCTCTGCGATTGACATACTGAAATGGGAATACTGCCATAGCATACCTCCTTTCCGTATTAACCCCAGAATCCGCCGTTGCCGCCGAGTCCGAACGCGGCACCGAAGCCCAGCCCGTATTGGGCGGCTACGCAGGCGGGCATCGCGTACACCTGCGGATTGGGAACCACGGTCGTAGGCGGCAGGCCGCACTCGATCTTTGCCAGCCGGTTGCTCAGATCGCCGATCGCAGCGTTGATGGGCGCTACGGCCTGGGCCTGCGACTGCATGATCGTCGCCGTCTGATGTTCTTGGGAGAGCTGCCCGGCCAATGCCGCGCTCTTGGCACGCTCGGCGTCGAGTTTGTTCTGCATCTCACGCATCTCGAGGGCACAGAAACGGTCGTTGATGACCTGCGTCTGGGCATCGATCTTCGAGCCGAGGGCATTGAACTGCGTGTTGGCGTTGCTCGTCAGGGTGTTGGTCTGATTGAGCGTTGCGAGCTGGCTTTCGTAGCCCTGGCGCTCGATGGCGGTGCGGACATCGCAGCAGCAGGAGGCCATCTGCGAAAGCACCTGTGCGTTGCCGGACTGCACGGCATTGATGATCTGCTGCGCCGAGAGGCCCGACTGTGCCTGGATGTTGCACAGAGCGGTCTGAATCTGCTGTACGGAACAGTTGAGCGAAGATGCGAGCTGGTTGATGGCGGTGCCGTTTCCCTGAATGGCATTCATCAGCAGCTGACGCCCTGCGTCGCCGTTCAGCTCGGCGGGAAGATTCGAGAGTCCGTTTCCGCGACCGCCGAAGCCACCCCATCCGTTGCCGCCCCAGAGAGCCCAGAGCAGGATCATCCACATCCACTCCCAGCCGTAGCCATTGCCGTAGCCGTTATTGCGGTTGTTTCCGTTCATCAACGCGGCCACGAGGTTGCCGTCCATTGCGCCACCGTTGTCGAACACTAAAGTTTTTTCGTTCATTGTTTTAGACTTTTACATTGTTGCGTCCGTTCGGCGGACGCTGCCGTTGAGCTCACAATGCAAAAATCGACATGAACGATGGGAGAATCAATCGTATCAGTCGCAGGTGTGACGGAGTTTGGACGCAATACGGACGAGGAGCATTTCGAACATTTTACCGCTTTGTTTGCGACGAAGATCGAATTGGGAAATCATCTTCTCTATGGGCCGTCGTGAGAAGTTCATCAGCGAGGATATGACCGGGGCGTGAAATCCCTGCCTCCAGAGGAAATAGACCAGTAAATACCTGGCATCCACGATCTCGGCGTTTTTGGCTTTGGATAGTATTCGCTCTTCCGAAATCTCCGTTTCTTGCGATACCGTGCCGAGAATTTGTCGGTAAAGTTCAGATTTGCACATATAGGATATTTCTCTTACCTTTGTTCACTCTCTTACCAAATAAAAATAAGTGCCAACACACTTGCAAAGGCTTTACAGCCCCTGTCGTGGTGTGTTGGCACCTTTATTATTAGCGGAAGGTAAGAGAGACGCTAATAAAGGCAGGGGCTTTTTTTACGCCCACCCCTGACGGGCGAAAGCTGTTAGAACAGATACTTTTTCAATGTCGGCCAAAGCAGGTAGAAGTAGATTGCCCCGACGGGAATCAACCCGGTTGCGAACAAGTTGCTGCTTTCGACCTGGCAATAGTAGAGTGTTCCTATCCCACCCACAATACAAACGAATGAGAAGAAGGCAAGGAAAAGCAGTCCGATTTTTTTAATTGTTTCCATAATTATAATTCGTTAAAAAGTTATTTCCGCCATAAATCCATACTTATGCTTCCTTGAACATAGGGGCCGTTATCGCGTGGGTCCCAGCCGAGGGATGCCGTGATATTGAACCTTCCGATGTTTCTGTGAAGTTGCCCTCCGATCCATACGCCACCCGTGCGATTAACGTAATAGACGCCTGCGGCAGGCCCGAGTTGCCATCGGTAGGGCGTTCGGATTATTTTCTGCTGCGTGATAGTACGTCCGTATGTTTCGATGTGTTCAAGGGTAGGGTGGCAGTCGCCCAGGGCTATTCCGCTCACTATGGCGAAGTAGCTGCTGTCGCGATATTCCCGGCGTTCGAATGGCAGCTGTACCGGCACACTGTCCCGGTTGGGATTTATTGTTACGGTGGTAAAGGTGGTATCCGCTGGGGCGAACAACCATTTCGGCACCTCTACCGAAATAGCCGAGGACAGTATTTTATGCGGTTGCGGTCTTTCGAAGTAGGCCGTATCGATTCGAGTATGCTCGATGATACGGACATCGACGGATCGCCTGCCGAGCCACCATCCGACAAGGAACAAGCCGGTCAGAAGGAGAATCAGGATTATTTTCCGCAGTACCATAATGAGTACGAGCTATCAACCGTTGATGAACAGGTCCCAGCCGGCCATCACGTCCGTCATGCAGGCATCAACGCCATTTTCTACGCGCGACATAGCTGCGACTATCGGGATCATCACATCGCGGTTGGTTGCCGTGATCCGTCCGTTTTCCGGGACGCCGGACAATTCGGATACCGTACGGATATATGCTTCCGTGTCATTCTCGCTCGGGGGTGCCCAGCGTGAAATCGTCTTCCGAATGGTGTCGAGCCCGTATTTACGGCTGTAAGTGTTCAGGCATTTGAACATCGCGCGGTATCCCCACGCCATAGATTCGAACTGCTTGAACGCAGCGTCGCGGGAAGGTTCCACCTCTCCCTTCCAATGGGTTCCGTCCTTGCGGATATTCCCGGGATTGTTGTTACGAAGTCCTCTGGTCATTTTTTTGTGCTGTTTAATATGTTTTCTACATCTTCAGGATTTACATTGAGCTTGCGGGCTATTTCTCCGGTCAATGCTTTTCGAAACAGACGTAAGAATGGAAAGTTCGGACTGATGATTAAAGCGTTGCCACAGCTCGACCATGCTTCTGCCAGGCAAATGGCAGAACCCAGGATCACGGTCGTAATCTTCGTTTCGATACCTCCTGTCGTAACGAATTTATCGATGAAAACGAATACTACGATCAGATTGAAGTAAACTGCCAGCTTGAATATCGTAGCCCGCAGGAGTTCTGACAGGATAAATTCTCCGCGCTTTCGAGCGACGCATATTCCAAACAAAGCGTCGAAGGCTACGGCAATAAGCACCCCATAAAGTACGAGCTGATACCCAGCGAAGAAATTCACGATAACGATCAATAGTCCTATAAGCCATCCTTGCACGGTCATAAGTGCTTCGGACAGCTTTGTAGCAATACCTTCCAACACCTTTTTCGTTTTATTAAATATTTTGTCCATAGTTATTATGTTCACGCTATGGGAATGTACTACCGTTGGTATTTCTCAAATCTTTGTCCATGTCTTATGGTCGGTATCTTTCTTATATACATATCCGTTTTGAATACGTAATCCGGCTTTTCCGATCAGGACTTCGAAAATATCTCCCGTGAATACCGCATAGTTGCTCGATCCTTTCATAACGGCTACTCCGTTGGGAGCGATCAGGTTCTTGCGGATGTCTTTCACGAAGTTGAATTGGGCGGCATTCATCGTTGCAGAGGCCGTAAGTTTTCCGGCTGCCGATGCTTCGACCGTAATCCGGATGTAGTACTTCTGGGCTGCTCCAGTGAAAAGATATGAAATCGTCTCGTCGATATTCAAATTCGTGTTTTGGGCTTCAGCCGTGCTGTTTCGGTACAGGGGATCGGCTTTCCCCGTCAAAGCGTTTACCACCTCGATCTTTACGCCCCCGCCACCTCCTTCGGCATTGCCTGTGATGCGGGCTGTAATCCGGGCTGACATCTGTACTCCCTGCCCACAGGTAAACGGCGGACTTGACTTGTAAACATTTCGGACAAAAGGATTGCTTTGTCCCGTAGCCAGTGCGCTCACTTCTTTCGTTTCTATGACACCCGGTACACTCACAGCACCCAGAACCTGCGATATGGACGTAATTCTGTATGGGGTGAGTATGATTTTATCTCCGCTTGCGGCCGCATCGCTCACCTCTACGGAATCGTTTTTGACCTGCAGGATTCCGACGGTTCCTTTGGTTGCGTGTACTTCCCCGTCGGCGTGTACTCTGAACACGGCTTTTTTCCGGTTTGTGTAGTCGGCTCCCGACCAGAAGGGCACATCGTCTTCCTGCAAGCCGCTCACGCCGGCCGTCACGTCGCCTTCAGCATTTTTCAGCAACATCACATTGGTCATTATCAGACCGCCTTTCACCTCGGTACTTCCGTCTTCCATAGCCTTCTTGAGGTACTCTGTCGATTTGATGGATTCGTCTATCGCGTCGTCGATCAAGTCCGACATGTTGCTGCTTATTTCATAATAATCGGAGAATACTTTTCTGAACTCGGTGCCGGTTATCTCGGATGTCGTACTCATATCGGCCAGCAGGGGCGTGAGATAATCTTCGAGTGCCTGGAAATAGACCGTAAATGAATCCGTGGGGACATCATACTTTTCGGCATTCGCCATGATGCTCCAGTATTCGCTTTGAATCCGCACCCATTCATTAGCCACCTGCTGTTTGTCGGATGGCGTCAGGCTCGAATCCGAGGCAATGTAGTCCACATCCAGCTTCACCTGCTCGATCTGCGCCTGCACATCCTCTTCGGCCGTGATGTATCCCGTGGGGGCCTTGTTGCCTTCCGTGAGCTGGATGTCGTAAATGTAAATCGGTCGCCAATAATCGACGTAAAGTACGATTTTTAACAAGGACTTTCCGGATTTGGTCGTATAAACGGCTTCATACACATCAGAATATGGAGCAGATGGCGGGCGTGATATAATGTCGTATCCGTCTTCATAAACGGCACAGAACACGCAGCCGGTCTTGGTTTCCGGCAGTTTGATGCGTGCCTTGAAGACATAGGACATGCCGGCCTTGTAGGTGATCTTACCCCCGAAGCAATCCGTCCAGTTTACGATCTGGCTCGTAGCCGCAATAGCTACCCCTGCATTGCTCGCTTTGTTGGCATCGATCTTCATGTAGGCTCCGTCTGCGTCCGATCCCGAAGTCACCACGTCCGAAACACCCTCTTTGGCGCTGTTCCACGCATAGAGGAATTGTCGGGCTATATAGTTGCGGGCGCCGAACTGAAGATTAGCAATCTCGTCTTTGGCTTCGTTGGCTGCCGTATCATCGGTGTATTTAGATGCTTTGTCCCAATCCGAGCTCTCGAAATTACCCGTTGCACGGGATTCGATACAGCGCATGATGTCGCCACCTTCGCCCTGCGTCCAGATGTCACCCACATCGTAGGGTGTAGTCGGTGTTACGACGAATACACGACGTTTGGCATCGGCCGTGTCCTGCGCCCGCGCCGCCTCTTGCAGGGCCTTTACCGCATCGCTGTCGGCGATCGGCGTCCATTTATAGGTTCCGTCCTCTTCTTTTACCCACCGCCACGATTTGCCCGCATCGGGGTTCGTCGTCTCGTCGCTCGATATGGTGAAGTGAATCTGCGGGTATTCCGCCGGAGTGATTTTGGCATTATCGGTTTTGCGGATGACAAAAGCTATGTAGGGATTGTCGCTTCCGACGGTATAGCTCTGGCTCCATACGTAACTTGCTATAACCGCTCCGGATGACGCTATCGGATTGTAACCCATCGTATAGCCTTCGCCCACCGACAGTACGGCGCCTTTGGGTATTCCTCCGACCGGAGTTTTGAGCCGGATGCGGGTGCTGTCGGCGATTTTGATCTGATCCCAGGTCTTAATGCCGTCGATATAGGATGCACCGATGCTTCCCTGCTCCCAGCAGCCTGCGTCCGTCGGGTCGAAATTCGCGGGCAGCGTATTGGTGAACGTGTCGCCGATATGGTTTTCCTGCTCGCCGTCCGCTATCCATGTTTGGGCCGGTTCATTGTAAAGCGAGGGGGTATAGGGATAGAACCAGTTTTCCACGACACCGTCCAGCCGTTTGTTGATCTCGGACAATTCGCCGGGCAGCGTGTTATCGATGTAATCCTTAGCCTGCTGAGCTTTGCGATCGGCGGAATTGGCAGTGGCCTGGGCTTCGGTGGCCGTCTGATCGATCTGTTCGATGTCGAACTCCTTCTGGAACTGTCCCGTCGCGGGGTCGTAGAGCTTGCCTTGCTTCCAGCCTGCCTCCGGGGTGAATGCCACGCCGACGCCGTTGTCGCCGACCAGCCGGAACAGCTTGCTCCGGGTGTCCAGCAGCGCCTTCTTGTCCAGGCTGCTGATCATACCTTGCAGGTAGATATTATCCAGATAGGCCGAATAGCCCGACATCTGGATCCCGAAGACGGAGAGGTTCGTAAGGTCGCCGAACTGCGCGGCGATATTCTCGGCCGTAAACTCCCAGTCGCTGACATTGCGCAGATAACGCTGGTAGGTGCGCGTCGAGTAGCGCGAGCTCTGCCGGGCGGTATTCGTGAATGAGCCGTAGGCCACGAAGGTCATCGATTCCATCGGATCGATCTGCTTGGTAAAGGTGGCCGACAGGGGGCGCAGCTCGTAGCGGAACTGCTCGTTGCGGTCGCCCAGGACCTCCGTGATACGGAAATAGACCGTTGCGAAGCCTGCGAAAGAGAAGTTGCCCCGGCCGTCGTCGGAATCTGCCGTCGCATTATTCGACGGGTCGAAGTCGTGGAAGATACCCATACATATATCCCCGACCGCTACGGCGCCGATCTCGCCCTCTTCGAGTTTGAGCGTTACGAGCTTCTGATCCTTGTCCACGCTCTCGATCACCCCGGCGCCCGGAGCGCTCCAGTCGTCCCCGACGCTGATGCCCACACGGTTGTACCGAAGCTCCGGAACCTCCAGAAAACGACGGATGAAGAGGCTCTCCAACTCGCCGGCGCCTTTTTCATTTATAAACCCGCCCACTCCGGTAATACCGGAGGCATATGATGGTCCAAATTGTGCCCCTGCGTTGAAAGTCATTCTACCCTTGAACGTATCGGGTGCCTGCTTGTTGGCAAACTCCCATATTGCCCTTCGTGCAGAATAAGCATTTGTATCGGTCGGAAAAGTATTATCGTATCGGGTGATTAGATATATAGCCGCTCCATTCTCCGCAATGCCTATACGTTGGGAATAGAGCGATGCTTTCACGTCCGATTCAATACTGCCCAGGCGGGAATAAGGTGTATTGTCGCCTACCGTATAGGTTGCGATGTACTCGTTGTATAGTTTTTTTTCATAACCTTGAATCCGGGAAAGACGACCGTCTATACCGAATTGAGGACCCATTAATCGTACAGCCTGTCCTGCTTCGTAGTTTTTTTCGTTGTGTGTACAATACACGGGATTCGTTTCACAGTCATAGACTGTCGTGTCGCTGCTATGTTTGGCAGCATAGGAAGTGCCGGCATTAAGAAGTTCTTGTTCTGCTTCGTCTATGCGTTGCTGGGGGAGTTTGACGCCTGTGAGTACGAAAGTGTCAGGCCCTCGGTCATCATCTTTTCCACGAGGACGCATGTTTTCATTCGGTATAATCTGCTGACTTTCGCCGGACGTTTCGACTTGGGCGATGATTTCAAATTTCTTGTTGAATCCGTCTTCGGGTTTCCAGGTCGCGGGGTCGATATTGTCGCCATTGTCGTCGATAAGGGCGAGTTCGAAATCCCAGCCGATCAAATCGCCGCTCGTAAAATGTGCCCCCAGCGTTTCTCCTTCGATTACGTCTGAAGGTAGAAATGGCGTGTCGTTGCATACCATGACGTATGCCTTGTCGGTCTGCCCTTCAATGATTGTCCGATCGATAGTTTCTACCGAAGTGACGGTTTCCGTGTTCTTCGGGTAGATGTCGTCGAAAAACACTACGACTTCCTTGATTTCGTTTTTTGTAAGTCCGGGACGTGCGTCTATGTATTGCTGCCCATCCGGAAGCCGTAACCGGACTTCGGAAACGTGGTTCGTTACGCCGCCCTGTTCGGATTGTCCGTATTCTTTCGTCAGGTTGCGCGTGGAGCCGAATACATAGAAACGGGTCCCGTATTCGGAATCGTCCCCTTTCTTGGCCGGGATGCTTTTGACGACTTCTCCGCGTTTGAATGTTTCCGGCGTTCCGAAGTTCAGTTTTCCGAAATGCAGGGTTACGATACTGCCGTTCTCCTCGGTCCACCATTCGACATCGAAAGTCTCGGCAATGGATGATAAGGCATCCCAACAGGTATCGCCATTGAACGATACGAGCTTGTTGGTTTCCGGATGTTCGACATTTACACTTCCCATCTGCCAGTTGTTTCCTCCCAGTGCCTTGTTCATGTTGGCGACGATGAGCGCCCCGAAGGATGCCAAGTCTGTCGTGTTGTGGAATACAGCTTCAGGATTATCGCCTCCCAGCCAGAAGCAGATGAAATTTTTCATGTGGTTTTGCTGCGCCTGGAACTGAAGCGTGTATTTGTAGCCGCCGGTTTTGTTGTCGAAATCCGGATAAACCTCCGACATGATTTCGAATTTGCGGCCTTTGTAGGTGATGTATGATCCGAGGGGGAAATCCAGCGGGGTAAGCAAACTAAAGGGGAGTTCGATGTAATAATCCCCCATAAGTGCGTATTTGATAATGGCACTCGTTGTTACGGGCGCATCGTATATCGCTTTACCGGAAGGGTTGTATATTGTCATTTCGTCGATATATGTATCCTGTGCCATCACAGGGTCGATACAAAAGTGTGGGGTTTCGGCACATTATGCAAGTAATTTTAAGAAAAAATACAGAAAAACGCCCCGGTCTTTTGACCGGGGCAAGAGGGGGTTGCTTCCATCCGTATTTTAAGGTTTAAGCCATGAACTTTGCGGCTTAACGATTAGACGAGCGTTGTTATATGCCATCTTCAATGTTAAGCATGTGCGCGCTGTATAGGTATTATTCCCTATTTTATGCGTGGCTAAAGCTAAATCCGGATTGGGTGATCCAGGGGTAAGGCATAAGGGCAACAGAAGTTGTATTTTCCCTTCGTAATACTGGGGGACAGCTATTTTGTAATTTGACCTTGCTTTTTTTTGGGCTTCATTAATCGCGCCAACGAGTCTTCTGCGCATTTCGTCTGAACTCAGCCCTTGCATGTGTGCAGGAAATCTGTCCATGTTGTCCGCAATGATATGGTCGATTTGAGGGACTACCCTGCATTGAGGATTGAAAATCAAATCCTCGGGTTTCTGGAAAAAATCAGCAATGTCCGGAATATTATCGCCGAATTTGCTAATTAGCTGAATATCGCTTTCCCTGACAAATGCCTTGAAAACATAAGGCGATAAACCTTTCTCGGCTACATCTGGCCTATTGTTGCGTTCAGCAAGAGCAAATATGCTTTCCAAATTTGCAGTTACAAGTCCAGTATTGAAACATGCAAAATTGTTATCAGAAGAAAAGGATATTTTATTTTCAGATTTAATTTTGCGGAAAGTATGTTCGATATAACTTTTCAAAATGGAATATTTGGCTTGCGTAGCATCTGAGAAATCCCATGGTTCCGGATCTGCTATATTATTCGCAAGATATTCAATAGATGCGTCATAATTAGGGAACCAACAAAAGTCAAAAAGAGCCGAATGAAATTTTTTCATAAACGTAAGTTTTTTATATTGTCAATAAATAAAAAGACCGCCATGTAATATTATGACGGTCTTATTGTATCCTTTATGTTCGATATTCGTGGTTACGGATAGACCCGTACGTCTATATTTCATTATATGATGCAAATATAATACACGTTTTTTCGAGGTGCAAATTTTTTGCCAACTTTTTAGTTGCACTATGAAAACGTAGCCGAATACACGTTTATTGTCCTAACGTATGGAAATGATAAAGAGCGAAATTCGTAAGATTGGAGAAGAACTGCAATTGATTTGATAAGGATGGGGAGGGGCTAACGCATCATTTTACGATGAATAGCAGAAGCGAGTAAAAGGCTGGGATAGATTCCCGGCCTTTCCTATTCGCGTGCCGCCCGATCTGCGGGGTTGGGTTCGTTAAATTTCACTGTTAATCTCGATGCCAGGCGATCGGCTTCTATCATGTAGCTGCCTGAATCGCCGACGTAGGTCAAATGATACACTTCCGTTCCTAATGCCGGTATGGACAGGGAAATTTCTCCTTTTTGCAATAGAGCGATGAAATTTTTGTAATTGGTAAGGTGTTCTGTCGTAGTATTACCAAATATTGTGAAAGTTAATGTCAAATCCCGTGATGCCAACTTCGGTGTTTGAGGATAAATAACCTCTTTACCGTTTTTTGTCGGATCGTCATTCTCGACAAAACTTTTCAATGAAGAGGGGGATAGTATATTTCCCAGAAAATCGTCGCCCATCGCAATCCCTTTTGCATAGGCATCCGATCCGTTTATCAATAAATCTCCGATCATTTTTTATCGTTTAAGGCTTTGGCTAAATATAATTCTGCTGTATCTATGATATCATATCCTTTCGAACTCACGAAGGAGGCGTAGAACATTCCATCTCCGAAAATAATACCGGTCCCTGCTTTATTTTCTTCGTTCAGCAATTTGTTTGTGGCTTCGGCAGCTCGCGGGTCAGGGTGGTTTTGATCTCCTATGAATCGTTTTTTCTCTTTTCCATTATAAGTTACGACATATCCGACCGCGCTCCGAAGGTTCCATGTATGATTTTGATAGTCGGATTTTGCCTGTTGGAGAGCAACGGCCTGCCGTGCCCGCTCGTCGAGGAATCCCACTACTTCGGGTTCGATTCCTTTGATGAATGAGTCCAAATCGGCTATGTCTTTCTCTATTTTCATATAGTGCAAAATACACTATTATTGGCACATTGAACAAAAATTTCTTTCAAAATTTTGCGGGGGGGGGAATTTTGTACTTTTGCAATGTCTAACCAATAACTTATTGTATTATGAAAAAAATTTTACTTCTTTTTGTAGCTGTGGCTACATTGGTATTTGTTGGATGTTCGAAAGATGACGAAGCAAATTCAAATCCTTTGTCTGGTACGACTTGGGAAAGAATAGAGGATGGTATTTCAGGCTCATTTTCATTCGATGATAATGAGTGTCATTATATTTTGAAATTTGCTGGTTCATCCCAGATTTATCGAACAACCATTTATAAATATACCTACTATTCTTCTAAAGTTACTTTATTGCCTTTGGAATATGGATTAGCAGAATTAGAAGGAATTATATCGGGTTCTGCTATGACTGTAACAAATACTTCTACTGGAAAAGAACTGGGTGTTTATATAAAACAATAGAATTGCAATAAAGCCGAGGATTGATCCTCGGCTTTATTTTTGAATAATACCTACACCCCAAAATATAAAGTATTTATAATCAATACATTCGGGAGTAATAAAAAACTATCTAAAAATATGGGCGGTTTGGTTATGCCTCGTAACCTTCGTAATAGTAAGATTGTTCAATTCCCTTGAAAATAACCTCCCGATCCTCCGTGCGGTCGGTCAATGCACTGCCGAGCAGTGTGCGTAGCTCCAGATCGTTTATCGGGCTGCGCTCCATAGCTTGCAAATATAAATCCTTGTCCACCTTACGCCAATCCACCACCCGCCGAATACGCTTTTTCAAAATCATATCGAGCCATATTCGGGTGGCCCGTCCGTTCCCCTCCATAAATGGATGGGCGATATTCATTTCGACGTATTTAGCGATTATTTCTTCGAACGTCGTTTCTGGCATACTCTCTATCACCGGCAGAATAGCGTCCAAATACAAGGCATTGGCAAAGCGGAAACCGCCTTTTGATATATTCTGCGTCCGAATCTTTCCCGCAAAGTCATACAGCCCGCCAAATAAATACCGGTGTATATCTTGTAACCCTTTGACCGTTCCCACCTCAATACGGTCTATATCGCCGCTTTCGAAAAGGGCGTGCGCTTTTTCAAGGCTTTGAGCGTCTATGGTGTACGTTTTGTTCATCATAGCTATAACATCGCAACCGCCTTGCGTATCTGATCCAGCATCGCTGCAAGTCCGGTATCGCGGCGGGCAGTTTGCATATTGTAATCGGATTGCAAGCCTATCCATAAATTGGCGGTTATCCCTGTTGCCGCTTCGATTTTTAATGCCGTATCGGTTGTTATCGGTCGGTGTCCGTTGATAATCTCGTTAAATGCCGTGTAAGGCATGCCGATAATACCGGCGAATTTTCGTTGCGATATGCCTCGTGCCTGCAATTCGTCTTTGAGTATTTCGCCGGGATGGATCGGTTCGGCGCATATCAATTCATGCGGTGCGTAAATTTTTTTTGTTGTTTCCATATCGCTATTGCTTGTAATGATTGCTAATCTCCAATAATCGGCACACGGTTATTATCTGTTCGTTCATTACCTCCCTTACGGTAAATTCAAGTCGATATTTGCGATTGATGCGAATAGACGAAATACCGGCCTTATCGCCTTGCAGAACTTCGTAATTTAACGAGTTAATCCGGTATAACTCTTCTATGTTTTCTGTCCGTTTCAGTAATATAACGCATTTGAAATATCCCCGTATTACTTCTGGCTGGTATCGGTGCTTTTTATCTCTCGTGTGCCCTTGCTCGAACAGCTCACGCAAATACTCTTTGTCGAACTCTATAAACATCGTGCCGTGTTGTTTTCAATGCAAATATAATGCTTTGTTTTGGAATATACACAAAAAAAGTGAATGTTTTGTGAAATGATGCTCCTGCCCAACGGCAAGTAGATGGAAGCTATTCCCGTTTCTTCACCTCCAGTACCGTCCCGCATTTAGAGCAGGAGGTCGTGTTTGATGTCGATGTTGCACATAAAATCGATAATCAGAAAGGGGCTTTATAGCCCCTTTTCTCATTCTGTAAGTTTCTTCGCTATATATTTGCCGTATTCCGTTTTATTGCCGTTATGTCCTCCCTTATATAGGTTAATGTATCGTTCATTGCTTGGGTTGTCGTGTTGATTTCAGCGACTTCAAGATAGGTTTTTACGGCGTATTGCAACAGTTCATTACTGATCTGCACATTTCGGACAGCAGCAATCTGAATGCTTGTTATAGACGATATAAGTCCGATAATAGACTGTGTTTCGGTCATAACATATCCTCGGATGTCGGTAACTTTTCCTTGAATGTCCGTGAAACGTCCATTAAGCTCACTTCCGGTATCTTGCGACATAGCTTGAAATCCTCGGGATGTAGCCGATTGGCTGGAAATGTTTTCTACCCCAGTAGCTTGTGCTATGGTATCTCTCATTTCGAGGCCACTTTTGACAATTTCGTCCCACCATTCTCTTAATTTTTCGGTTTCAGTTTCGGTCAGCACTCCATCTTTCATTGCTTCATCAAAAGCTGCATACCAACCTTCGAGTTGATCTGAAAGCAATGTCCCGACTTTTGCTGTCAGTACAGCTTTCATCAAATATTGGGAGAAATCTTCTGAAAAATCTTTTGCGCTCGCATCCATATCCATCAAAGTACTGATGAAATTATCGTACATGGAATCGAATGATATTTGCGTACGTTGTTCCTGTGCCTTTTTCCGGGCATCTTCTATTTTTTCTTCCCCTTCGATGATGCTATTGAGATAGCTTTGGACATCTCCATCGAGTTGTGTCCAGAAAATGCTGGCTTCATCTCGCAATGTTCGTAATTGATCGGCGGAAAGGTCCGTCAGCCACATCATTCGATTGGCTTCATTCTGCCATTCATTTTTCCAAACATCATTTCCTAATGCTTCTCTGGCTTGTGCCCACCCTTCGGCAGACATATCTCTCCAGGTCCGGCGTCCTATCGTTCGCGTTGTCGTTGAACCGCCAGAATTTAGACGGGCACGGGCGAGTTCCTTATAGGATTCTGTCTGTTTATTGACTAAATCAATTATTTCTTGTTCTGTCTGGCGAACTTCTTGCCCATACGATATGTCAATATATTCTTTCTTTTTGTCTATCAGATTATCCCAAATGTCGTTTATTGCCTCGTATTGTTGTTTTAATTCCTCATATTCGGAATAATCCGGGCCAAAATTGAATAAACTAAGCGCACCTTGTATTAACTGAAATCCGGCTGATATAGCTGTGAGAACGAGACTTGCTTTTTCCAATGCGGACATTGCAGTCCCCGCTGCACTTGCTGCGTCTGTTACGCCTTCTATTGTAGCGATAAGGTTTCCTGCGGCACTTGCCATTGTTGCGATGAAAGTCGCAGCTTTTCCTAATCCTTCATCAAATTCGCTCAAGGCATTTGCCGCTTCGCGGGCGGTTGCGGATAATTCATTGAGTAATCTGGCTCCTTCGGCCCAATTACTGTCGGATACCTCTTTTTTTGTTTTTCCGAGTAGTGATTTTAATACGGCAATTCGCGCTTTGAGCTTGTTGATCGTATCAATATATCCGGCAGCTTCCTGTGTGCCGGAAGATGCGAGCGCGTCATAAGCCGCTTCAGCGGCTGCTAATTGCGCTTCGGCTTCCGAAAGCAATTCTTCAAGATTTTTGACTGACAAGTTTACGATTTCCTTTGCCCAGTCGGAGGCTTGCACTTCGAATACAGCCAAAGCCGCATCTCGTTCGGCTTGGATTGCAGCTCGCGCACCTTCAGTGGTCGCTTCGGCCATCTTACGGTCATAATAATCTTTGGTGGCCTGCATTTTCTCACGGAAAGTGCCGTATTTCATATAATATTCGTCCCAGTCGGCTTGTTCTTTTTTCCAGTATTCGGCAAAGTTTGTGTCTATGGGTGGACCTGCGATCGCTTCATGTCGCTCGTTTTTGCGGCGATTGTCGTTTACCTGGCGAAGTTGAGCGAATAGCTCTTCTTGTTTTTGGGTTAGTTTTCCCTGGAGCTCTATGATGCGTTGTTCTGCTTCGTTGATCGCCTCTGCCCGCCGTTGATAATCGAGTTCTATTTGTGCAACCCTTTTCTCTGTCCCATCCTTCATTGAATCGATCTCGGCTTGAAGAGCATCATCGCGCAGCTTTTGGATGGCTTTTGCGAGATCGTTCAAATTTTTTTCCTGTTGTGAAGCCGCTTTTTGGGCATCTTGTTCAGCTTTGAGGCGGGCTGCCTCTGCTTCGGCATTGTTCTCTTCCCAAGTGGATGAAGTGTAGAGTTTTTCAGCAGTGTGAAGAAGATATTCACTTTGTTGATTTAATGAATCAACATATTCTGTAAGATATTTAGCTCCGCTTTCTTTGAATTTTTTATATAACTCATTGTTATTTTTTTCTAATGTTTTTTCTGCGGCTTTTTGGGCTTCATCCATGGCTTTGACGTATGATTGTAATAAAGCCGTATATTCTTCATCTGTTTGCCCTTTTAAGCGTCCTCGCATTAAAATAGCGTTATATTGTTGCTTTGTGCCGAATAATTGTTGGTATTCAGGTAAGTATTCAATAGTTATTTTTTGCCCTTGAAGTTCTGTAATGTCATCCATCGCTGCCCGTGCTTGTGCAGCTTCAATAATTGCATCCCGTAGATTGTTGTAAGCGCTAATAGCATTCCCGACCATAATTTGCTCTTCGGACATATTTCCGAAGTAGGCGGGATATATTTCCTGTAATCTTTCGACCGCTTTTTTTCGTTCGTTGTAGGGTTTAGCTACATTTGTTGCTGCCCGGTACAGCAAATCGAGTTTGGTAATTTCGGCTTGAGCGGAAATTGCCCCTTCAGTCATTGTCGCGTGGAATTGCTCTGCGGCTTGTTTTGCGGCATCAAAAGCCTGTTTCCCCTTGAACAGCGAGCCAACCCATTCGGTGATTTCCTTGCCGTAAAGGGTTAAAACCGTGATTCCGGCAACCAGAAGCGTTTGCCAAGAAATGATCGATTTAATAACCTGCTTCCAAACCGGTGTGAATGATTGGCCTTCGGCTTTGAGTTCTTTCACCCGTTGTCTTGTTAAGGCGAGCTGATCGGCTAAAATGGGCAGGTTGTTGGATATGGCGAGGAAGAAGGTTTGCGGGCTTATGGCCAGCGCCGGTAGTTCCCGAGCGACCTGCTGGATTGAGAACGACAGTCCATTCCAACCGGAAGCATAATTACCGACATTGCGGGCATGAACTCCCATCGAAGCGTCAAGTTCTTTGATCTTTGTGTCGAGAGCCTGAATGTTTTTGAGAAGGTTTTGACCGAATGTATTCCCGCGTTCTCCTTCATTGAGCGATCTGTAAACGGTCCGCATCCGAGCGAGGGCTTGCGACATTTCATCTATAGAGCCATGTGCGACTTGCTCCAGTTTGATTTGGTTCGCAACCTCTTGGCGCATTCGTGAAATAGCTTGCTTATTTTCTTCATAAGTCAAAGATAAGGATGTTCGACGGGCAATTTGTTTGTCCGTCAAGGCGAAGCCATTCTGCTCGGCTTTATTCAAAGCATCATATTGTGCTTTCAGACCTCGGTTTGCGGCTTTTAACTGTTCTATTTGTTCGATATTTTCACGCTTTGCAAGACTTACAGCGTGCAATTCATCCAGCAAACCGCGCCATGCTTCGGCTTCCGCATTGGCAGCCTGTGCTCCTGCGGTAGATGCAGTTGACGATGGGGTAGATAGTGATTGGGGCTCTGTTTGTGAGACTGTTTTTGCCGCCTCGTTCTGCATTTGAGTAATTCGCTTTATTGATTGCTCGACACGAGCCTCCATTTCAGCGATTTTCTTATTTACAACGTCAAACTCCTTTGTTCCTGAAGGAATAGTAGCCAAAACCTGTTTCAATCGCTCCAGAGAGGTGATAAAACTGTTTAATTTATCGGTTTCGGCGTTTATTTTGAATGATAATGCGCTCATTTGTTCTTTTGTCTTCTTCTTGCGGCCATCTCCTTGCCGCTGCCCTTGACTATTTTCTTTTCATCGCCCACGAGCGATCGCACCTTGTCGATCATCATCAACATCATAGTGGGGTAGTTCACTTTTTCGAAGGCGTCACGGTAGCTGATGTTCAGGTGTTTCATCATAGTCGCCATGATGCCCGCAATAGAGTTGTTCCCAATAGTTTCTGTGATGGTTTTCTTGCGTGTTTTGTCGATTTTGACTGATTCCAGCAGATCTTTTCCTGTGGTGATGTCGGCGATTTTCTGTGCTGCGATTCGGATTTGTCGGTAATCGCTGTAGCGTCCGGCGTACCATAAGAACAGTCGTTGTTGCCAACGGCAGTGAAATAGTAGCTTTGACATAGTTTTCAGCGAATATCGTTGTCGCCCGTCAATGGAAAGGTCCAGCCGTTCGTCTGCGAAAGCCCGTGCGAGATCCTTGATATAGGGTTGGTAAAACCGGAAATTAAGTCGCCCGATCCGTACTATTACATGATGTTTGTTCAGCAATGATGCAGCGACGATGTTGGCGGACTTACTCATGATCCTTTGCGATTGATTGTGAGAGCTGCTCCATAACGGCGCTGATACCAGCCATATCCTCCAAAGGAATCATTTTTAGAGTTTTGTTATAGGCGTCAAACAATTCGTCGAGTGAGGCTTTTTTTAGGAATTTTCGCCGGAGCACGATGCGTTTTAATATATTGAATATGTTTTTGCTGTCAGATATACCTAAAGCTACACTTTGGGTCATTGCCTTAAGGCATCCGATACTTTTATCCAGCTCTTTTTTTATGTCCCGCGCCTGCATAATGCGTATGGCGGTCAGCGGGGACATACCATATATGCTATAACTTTTTCCGGCTATGCGGAAGCTGATGAAATCCATATCTTGAAAGCTTATAAATAAAAAGGAGCGAGGGGCTTACGCCTCCCGCCCCTTTGTCGATGTGATATAAGGCTGTTATTTGCTTGATACACTCATTATCGAAGCGGCATCCGTAACCTCAGATGCATCGAACCAATATTCAGACGATACATCCGTATTGTCGGGCTCCAGTGCTGTTGCGACGACACTGATAGCAACGGCATCGTCTGTTTCGGCATTTCGCGCCACGATGGAAGCCTTTGGGAAGACGCAGTATTGGTCGTCTTCTGTAAGTGCAACCATGCACTTCTCGATATTAGTGACGCCACGTGCCCGCTTCCAGGTGGTTTCCGTTCCTGTGCCACCCATGAATGCCGCCTTCGTTTTGTAGTCGTATTGGCCGATGGCGAAGTTCATGGTGACTTCACCCATCTCTTTTGACTGACGATATACGCCGTCGGTGAGCTGATTTTTGTATTGTGTTGTGGAGGGCTCGGCTTCATCGAGGCTCCACGTGTCCTGATGGACATTCGGCACCTTCTTGGTGGTAGGGTCTTTGAGGATGGTTCCCAACAGCGTTCCTGTCAGATCGCCCGTGACTTTCGCGGGGTCTGCATACCAGATGTTTTTGATGCCTACGGCTGTAATAGTTGCCATATTTTTAATCTTTTTTTACGTTTAACACTCTGAACAGAACCCGGACATAGACATAGTGGCACCCGAGGTCTTTATCCTCTTCACAACCTATATTTTCGTATCGGTAGTGATATGCCGTATTATCATATTGCCCATAGGTCCATGATTTGAATTTTGATTTTGCAGCCCGTTCGAGTTCTTTAAGCCGGTTTCGATTTGCAATTCCCTTGATGTCCGGGATACATAGATTCACCGAGATGTAACAGGATTCCCAGTAAGTCGCCGGAGATTGTTCCGATGGCGTTACAACTACGATTCGCTCGTTTTTTATTCTGCCTTCCGGAACATCCCAGGTAGGAAATGTTTTAATCCCGAAATCAGTGCAATCACGAATCAAAATGTCCTGTGCATCGTTGGTGGTTATCATTGTGCAATCCTTTTATAGCCATATTTTCGTGTATTCATACCTTTGTCCGCTTTTGTAGAAGCCTTGCACTGGGTACGACACCGAATCTTCTAACGTGGAACCGATAGGAGCACCGAGACGATGGTCGAATATATTTTTGCCGCATCTATCGAGGATGCGGACCTCCTCATTTTCTTCGAGGGGGAGTACATTCTGCGGCATAACTACCTCATAGGTATATTCGATCACTTTTCCGTTAGGCGATTCAATGAACCGGGCTTTGCCGTCGTAACGAGCATTACAGCGGCTCACCGTTTGCCATTCATCCGTGTTGTGATTCCAACGTTGAAGTATATAGGGAAATCGGATCATAAGAACTTTACGGTCGGTTGAAGATTGAATTCGTCGGCAATATCGGTTAGGCCGTTATCCTTTGCGAGAGCATGTATGCGGCGGCGTAATTCCTCTACATTATAGCCGATAGAATATCCGCCGTTGCCTTCGGACGCCAGAACGATAAGCTGCTTCAGGATGTCAATGGCGGCTTTCGCTACCGAAACCTTGTTGGCTGACGAATACTCTCCGTCTGCCGACAACCCTGCATCCATGCAGGCTACTGCAACCAGGTTGTCGTCCACATCATAAGGATAGAGCCGTGCCGATATTACTTCCGAATTCTTCATTGACGATAAGTTTAAGCGTTACCTTCGTTCCACGAGGTATTCTCTGTGTTGATGTAGTACAGGGATTGCCGGTTGATGAGTGCCGGCATGATGTACGCTTCGGCCAGAGTAACTTCGAGCATTGGGTTCAGCTCCGAATAGCGCGTGATCTTCACGTTCTCGCGGTATGCTTGCAGTGCATCGGTGTCCGAAACCTGCGGGACGTCGCTCCACCAGGTCCAGCCGAGCTGCGGTGTCGGCGACAGCACGGCGACATTCTCCGCCCACGGCTTGTAGGTCGTCTGACTGCCGTCGCGTGCCTCCCGCTTGACGTAGGAGTCGATCACGATGATCTGCGGATACCCTTTTGAACGCATGTAGGTATTCACGAGGTCGATTGTGAGCGTGTCGCTGCTTGCCAGGCCCGTCGCAGTGAGGACGACAGGCGAAACCCGTTTGACGGTCTTTTCGCTCATCAGCAGTTTGTCGAAAGCCGCTTGTTCCATGATAGCGTACATGGGACGGCTGAATCCTTCTTTCTGGATGGCTTTCTGCCCGGCGATGATGTCACCGAGCGGATCGCTGTCAGACGATGCGCTCCACTTGTTTTTCACGCCGGTTTTGTGTGCCGAAGGGATGTTGAAGTTTAGCGCGTTCTGCGTCACCACGTCGTTGTTGTTCTCGGTTTTCAGCACGATGGCAGATTTCGATCCGACTTGAAGGTCCAGGTCTTCGGCGAGATAGTTCACACCTTCGTAGCAGAATTGTACGTCTTCATAGACCATATCTACGAGTTGCAGTGCTACATTGGGGTTGCCGCTTGACTGCGCATAGCTGCGGAGGATTTGATACTCTTTGATCTGTTTCTCGTCTTTTTGGCGAGAAATTGCGACTTTCGCAACTTGTCCGCTCCAAGTGCCGATGGTTTTGCGTGTTTTTTGCGGCGCCTTCGCGTTGAACGCGATCACGTCTGCACTCACGGGGATTCCGTCGTTCCCTTCAAGAGACTTGATGTCGAGTGTCGGGGTGTAACGCAGGGGAAACAGCGTCGGCCATGCCAGACCGGACCCCGGCATGTACGAGTTCAATTCGGCCTGCATATCGACCTGCGAAAGGTCGAAAAGGGGTTTTCTCATGTCTGCCATAGTTAAACGAGATTAATGGATTTGAGATTTGCGAGAATTTCGGGAGCGATATTGGTCGTCACGGCACGGACACTTGCTCCATTAACAAGACGTACGAAATTGTTTACCGTACCGCCTTCGAGCTTGTTCCCCGTCAGATAGGCTGGGGTGTAAATGGCTTCAGCACCCGACGCTTTCTCTGATTTTGCCTGGTAACCTTTTGCCCCGATAGCGACGGTTGTGCCGAATGCTGCGGTCGTTAGTACATCCTTCGATGCGTCTGAGCTGTTGATCGCAGTGATGGCGACAGCTTTTCCACCGAAAGCGATGAACTCACCTTGCTT